TTTAGATAAGTCAGAACTGTAAGTATCCATTTCCTTAAATTTTAAATTTATAAAATTTTTAAAAATCATATCATTTATCAAGTTATGTTTTTTAAGTAAAATTAATACATAATAAAATTGTGATAATTGATCGTATTCCAAAGAACTAGTTAAATGTATAATATTACTTATACCTAAACCCCCTATCATTTTTGGTGATATTAAAAATAAAAAAATTTTTGTATGATTTTGCAAGTTATTTGAATAATACTTAAGAGTAATTAAAATATAAAAAAGATAAGTTACATAAGCATGCATATATTTTCCTCCACTTTTAAGATAACCTTGTATAGTAGAAAATATTGTTTTTTCTCTATTATGTATATTATTTATTTGTTCTATATTAAAATTAGTTATTCTCATATAACTCTTCAGAGGTGTTTGTAATAACTTCCCTCTGTAGTAAATATTATTTAAAAATACACAGAAGTAACTACTAACAAATGTTTTATCTTCACTTAAAATTAGCCCACAATCTTTATAGCATTTTTTAATTAGTTCATAAATTTGTTTTTTAAATTGAGTTTTTCCATCATTTAAGAAAAAATTAAATTTTTCTTCATAATCAATATCTTTTTCTGTTTTTAAGGAATCTTTATTTTTTATAAAAACCTTGATTTTTTCACTATTTATTTTAGTATATTCATTTCTTAATTTTTTATTTTTAGAAATAATTGCTAATACTCCATCATCTGAGAAAACAGCTAATAATGCTTTTGTTTCTGATTCTAATTTAAATGTTTTTCTTACTTTATAAATGGAAAACACCATAGTGTCAATATGATATATTGTCCAAAATTTATTTAAAAAACCTTCAAAATTTCCTTTCTTGACTGGAGTATAATATAATAAATCTTGTGTTTCATGTATTAAAATTGACTTATCATATATTTTATAGATATTTTTAATATATTCTTCATTAAAAATTATTGATAACTTTTCAAATTCTCTCTTTAATATATTTCTTGGGAATTTAGTTGACATTTTTTTAAGATCAAACGAAATAAACATTTTGAAAACATTATCTTTTAAATTTGTTGAATTTTCTAATTTATTTAATTTTTTTTCAATTTTTTTAACGCCTGCCATCATGCAGTCTGCTGGCTTGTATCTTAATAAAGTATTTAAATTCTCTTCTAATTCAGATAGTAAGATTCTAAATCTACTTTCTGCCATGAAAAAAGCACGACTATTTTCTTTATGAAGTTCATCTTTATGTGCTATTACAATAGGATTATTTTTCATTTTTTCAATCGGAGTATTTATGATATAATTTTTATAATCTTTAATAACATTTTTATTTTTTTCTTTTATTAGATAAAAAATCTCTTTTTCACTAAGTTTACTTCTTTTATTTTTCAAAAATAAATTTATATTTTTATTAACATTTTTATCAATATGTCTTTTATCCTTTAAATTTAAAAAGAATAAATCAGAATAATTAAAATAGTCAAGACATTTCTTAAATCTTTTTGTTTTCCATTTGCTAATTG